GTAAACAGGGATATCTACATAACGGTTGACATATCGCTGCGCCGTTTGCTGCGACTGTGCGTTTGTAATGATCCAACGGCTAAACACTTCCCTGATCTGTGGCAGTTTTGCATATTGGTCTACGTCGTTGTTGTTGCTCGACGCAACAATCGTTTGGTGTCTGTAGTTGCTCGGCGCTCTAAGGTCGCCCGCAAAGTCGCGAGGGTGGTAGTAGAGGCTCAAAGTGCTCACCCGTTCCTTGGGCCGCTCCTCTATAGTGAGGCTGTCGCCGACGACGTTTGCCTCGTCGCTAAATGCGCTTTCTACGGAACTAAGCGGCTTGATAGCTTGCATGTCCACTTTCTGCGCGCGCTCGTTCCACCATATATAAAACGCGCAGCTTTCGGAAAGCTCGCCGATCAAAACATCTACGCCCGTCGGCTCGCTGATCACAGTAGACAGTGAGTAGGCCGTAAGGTTTTCGAGGTCCTCGGTAAGTATCTTGCTCACGTCCACGAGCTGTCCTTGCACCTGCGCGTCAACGAGTAGGAAGTCGAGCAAGATATCGCTCACGCTCGCGTTAGTGTAGCGGCGGCAGTTCTGCACCGTATCCTCGACCGCGTGCTCGTCGGCCGTCGATCCGTCGGTGCCGCGGGTGAGGCCCGTAAAGTCTGTTTGATCGTCTACCGCGTCGTAGGTGCGCGCCGTGTAGGTCATAAGCTCGTCGTTGATCCGTAACGTACCCGAGGCGGGGTAAGAGGCCGTCACGTCGCCCGCTAAGAACGCCGTTGTGTCTGCCACCAAGAGGGTCACGTCGAGCGCGCCCTCGGTCGGTGCGGGCACCTGCGCGCGCCGGAACTCGGTGAGCGATAGAACGTCCCGCGCGCTGATCGACACGCTCTCGACGCCGCGCGCGACACGATCGAGGACGTACGTTTGACTGCGCATGTCGGCGAGGGCGTCGCCGTCGTAACCCGTGTAACGCTTCAACAAGGACTTGGTGCGGCCGAATTTCTCGCGTGCAAGCCACTTGATCCAAAACGTACCGCGGGTAAGCGGATCATATAGTCGCGTAGCGCGGTACGGATCGAAAGGATAGTCGCTGTGTGGAGCGTCGGCGATCCCGCACTCAAGGAACGCAAGCCGCCCGATCGCCTCGTAACGATCATCGCTGCCGGAGATATTGATACGGCTACCGATCGTCGATACGCCCGTAAGCATAGGTAAAATGTAGATACTATCAGAGGGCCGCGCCTTGCGCCCGTCGTCGAAAAAGTACCGCGTGCGGTAGGCGTCTGCGGAGGGGGACAACGTAGCGGCTTGGTTGTCGTACATGCGCAAGCTCGATACCGTGCCGTTGTAGTCGTCGGCGCTCTCGCCCACGGGCACGGTGCCGTTGATCGTGCCGACCCCATACCCGCCCGTATCAAACAAGGCTGTAGGATCGGTCGAGCTTGTCGCCGTGCCGATCTGCGTAAGCTCTAACTCGATCGGATCGAATAAGTAGGCGGTAACGGTGCAGGCTACGCCGCTGTCGTACTCAAAAACGCCGATTAGGGTATAGTTCTTGCCCTCGTATGGCGTCGCGTCCATTGCCACGCGTGCCGAGCCCGTAGGCGTCGCCGAGGTGCTTACACCTGCCCGCACCACAAGGTCGCCCGCTGTGAAGCCGATATAGAGCCCTTGGGCCCCGCTGCCGCCGCACTCAAATACAATACCGTCAGGGTCAGGCGGTATATAGATATCGGCCTCGACGATATAGAGCGCCTGCCCGTTAAAATCTGTCGTGCCTGTGTCGCCTTGCGCAAGTAGTCGATCCGGCGTTAGGTGCGCAAGCGGCCGAGCTTGATAGTTAGCCGTATCTTGACACGTGGCGCGCGTGTTAAAGCACTCGCCGCCCGTAGCCGCCGCGGCTGTGCACGGGCTTGATCCGTACACGTTGGCGCATTTTGGCGTTACGATCTCAATAACCTCTACGGGCTCGCGCCCGAGGCTCTTTGTAGTAGGCACATCAACCATATGAATATACCTCGGCGCTCATACTAAAGTTCCATAGATCACGCATACCCATAGCCGACGGCGGGCTCGTTTGAGCGCGCATAATGTAGCTCACGTCGTCCGTAGCGACCTCGGGCCGCCATGCCAAAAAGGCGCTATCTATCTCGACCGACTGTAGTACGCCGTTAGGGCCGTCCAGATTGGCGCGTACCCACGCATAAGTGAGGTTTGCCCACTGGTATTGCTCCGCAAGCAAGGTGCGTTTGATCGAGCGCCCGAGGAGCTCACCCGTGCGGCTTACGTTGCCGATCACGTCCGTTGCGCGGTTCATACGCGCAGGCGTGAAACCCGAATAGAAAGGCCGCTCGAACGTCAACGCGTTTCCGATCCGCACGACGCCAACCTCGGGCAGGCCGTCGCTTGTCAACGTAATACGCCACCGATCCGAGGTGATACCGTCAAAGAAAAAGAGAATTGCGCTATCGTCGGTCGGTGCGTGTGTACCTATGGCGGTCCATGTGTCGTCGCCGTTGCTGTCGTGCTCGAATACGATAGAGGTTGCCGTCGAGCCGAGGTTATGCGCCCCGATCGCAAAGCATGTGCCCTCCGCAGGGCTCGCTATGTCGAGGCGCAGGCTCGCCACTTGGGCCGCCGAGGCGCTCGCAAACGGTATCCAACGGTCACGGGTCAGCCCATTGTCCACAAGGTCGGCCGTAGAGCCTGTGTCGTCGGTTGCCGTGATCGTGCTGATCGTGAACTGATTACCCGCGTGCAGCATCCGAGCGTTTTTGCCGTCGGTCCATGTATATCCGGCTTCTGTCGCTACGCCCATTATCTGCGCCCTCTAATCTGGATGAGGTTTTGCCCCTCGTCGCCGCTGTCGTTCAATGCCTCGGCGATCTGCACGATCTGCGCGCGGCTAAATCCACTATCGCCTATAAGGGTTAGAGATACATTAGGTCGTTGCGCCCCGCCACCCCCTGCCGCCTCTGGCGCTGCAGGAGCACCACCGCCACCGCTTGCTGTCTTTTTACCTGATCCGCCTTTTCCGACGCCCTGAATGGCGCTAACCGCCCCAATAACTTGCGCAAAAGCGCCAACGGCCATTGGTAACTTTTGCCACGGGCTTAATTCAGGGGAGGCCATTATCTGCCCAAAGGTGCGCCAAGCGTTGATCAAGGCCTCGCCTGCGCCGAACACCTTAGCGATCTGCATCATCTCCTCGTTACCTTGAGCGAAAGCCGTAGCCATTTCACCCATAAATTGCCCCATCTTCTCCGCCTGCGTGCCGTAGCGGTAGGCGTCAATAGCGGCCATTTCCTGCGCGTGCCGTTTGTTCTCGCGCTCCATGTAGTCGGCATACTCCACCTGCGTTAGCAGGTCGTTTTCTTTGGCCTTGCGCAGCATTTCGTTGCGCTGATCGTGCATAGCTTGCTCAAGCTCTAACTCGGTCGAGAGCTGATCCTGCAGGCGCTCTAGGTTTTTCTTGAAGGTTTCCGCGTCACGTTCGGCCGCGCTCTTACCGCCGCGTGTAGGCTTGTCGTCGTCGTCGTCGTCGTCTAGGACGCTCCGCGCAGGCGGCAGTAGTTGATCGCCCGACATTTGCGCCATAAGCTCGCTCATACCCCCGCCAAAGGTCACACCTGCGGCACCCGCTGCGGCGTCGTGCGTTGCTTGCGCTACACGCTCCATAAGGCCTGCGAGCTCGGCCGCTTCAATCTGCGCGCTCCGTAACTCGATCAACATATTCCGCAGTTCTTCGGGCAGGTCGTTTGCGTCTACTCCTGCCTCTTTGAGTGCCTCACTCAAGTTATCTGCGGCGGCGGTCGTTTCGTCTAGTGTTGACGCAGCTCCAAGGTCGCCGAGTGCTTTCGATATGCTTTTCGCTTGATCCTCGGTTACTCCGAGCTCGTCCCCTAGTTCTTTTATTGTGGCGTTAAGGCCCGCCGATAGTGCCTGCGCCCGATCCCCAGCGACGGCAAAACGGTTTAGAACGTCCTCGCTTCGGCCGAACTTAACTATAAAATCGTCGGCTATATCTACCGAGGCCCGTAGGGCGTCGTTGGCTTCCGCTAGTTGCAATTGTGCCAAATCTAAAGCGAACCCACGCACCGCCTCTGCCGCTAGCCCGTACTTATCGACTAAATCCTCTGCACTCATTTCTATGATAGCAAGCGAGCCCTCTAGGCCTTTTACGGCGTCCTGTAGGTCCTCTACCGCTTTCTCGAATTGATCGGCCTCCTTGTCGCCGTCCGAGAAAGCATTAATAATCGCAGGCATAGTTACCGTTGCCACGATACCGAGGATCGTGCCCACTGTACCAAACGCGAGGCCGATATCCGCCGCTTGGATCGTCAAGGCGCGCATAACGCCGCCGCCTGCCGCCGCTTGCTGTGCGACCTGCGAGAACTGCATAGGGAGCATACGCATAGCGGGCGATCGAGAGAGGCCCGTAAAGGCCCCTTTCAGTTTACTAGTAGACCCCGCAAGGCCGCCGCCGATAGCTTTCTCGGCACCGATCGCGGCGGTTTGCGCCTGGGTCGCGGCCGTGACAAAGCCGGAGCTATCGCCCGTTATTCTTGCATGCAGTCCGGCTAATTGCGTCACTCGGCGAGCTCCTGTGCTTTGTCTTTCTTAGCCTTTTGCAGTTTGCGGGCCTTTGCTTGCGCCTCCTGCAGGGCCGTAAGCGGCACCGATCGGCCGCCAACCTTTGCTTGTTGTATGTTCCGCGCGGTTTCTACGCGGCTATTGTATTCGATCCAGAACTCCCAAGGCGACATGCCCCAAAATTCCGACGGTTGTACGCCCCAATCGCGAGAGATTGCGTAAAGTTTCTCTACGCGTCCTCGCCACGTTTGGAGCCCTGCACGTTTTTTGCCGCGTCCTGATCGTCGGGTAAGTCGTCCTCGGGCTCGACCTCGGGCTTGTGTGGTTTAGGCTCGACGAGGAGCGCAATATAGTCTGCGGCCCATAGGCGCGCATGGATAAACCCGTGATCGAATACGAGCTCCTCGACCTGTGCGAGCTTCATATCCAAGCCCGCCGCCTTCATACCCGTGTGCAGGATCACAGGTACGTTGCGCACCGTGAACGAGAATTTGGGCGTATAGGGCATGCGCGTTTGCATCATAATAGCTTCAAGTACCGCCTCGCGTGAGATTACCAACGGATCGGCTACTTTGTCCGCAATCTCTAGGCTTGCTTTGAACGTGGCGGCGAGCTCGTATGTCTCGCCGCCGTGTTCTATTGTCATATTCCGCATAGTGCTCTCTCCTGCTACGGGTTACGGTTTAGGATGCGGCCGAGGCCACATACGCGATTGTGCCTGCACTCATAAGCGTTGCGGTAAACTCTACCGCGCCGTCGTGCTCGCCCGTGATCTCAAAGGCCGATACAAAGGCAGGGAAGGTGACTGTGCCTGGGACCGCTAACGAGCTCGGCAAGTTCACAATCGCGTTAGTCAGTGTGCGGCCGCTGACCCCGCTAAGGATTTCGGCGATCAAAACCTCGTCGGAGGTAATGCCAGCTACGCTGATCTCTGCGGATCGCATGCCTGGGTCCGGCAAAAGCGTGCGTTCCCCTGTGTCGTCGTCCGTCGTTACGTCTACGGCGTCGGCCGAGATTGATAGGCCCCGTGTGCGAATACCCACAAGGGTCGTGCTGTCGTAGTCAATGGTGAGCTCGCGCCCATTAAAACCTGCCATGTCTAGGCCTCCTGTAATGTTATGCGAAACCGTATCACGCCTTGGCGTGTCTGCCCATCACTTTCGACAAACACGTCAGAGGTCGTAAATAGGCTATCAACGATCTTGTAGCCCGCCGCAGATAGGGCGGCACGGTGTAGGAGGCCATAGATCGCGTCTAGGGCCTCGTCTACTTCTTTGCGACCCTTGTAGCGGCTCCATACGTGCACGGTTGCATCCACGTAGGCCCCGAGGGTCGTATCATTATCAAAGGGCTCGGCCGAGGCGTCACCGACGGCCGCACAGGGAAAGTTGGTATCGGGCGCACCCTCGGGCTCGAAGGGCACGTGATCGTAGACCGTAACGCCTGTTACGTTGCCGTTTAAGGCGCTGTATACTGTGCGGCGAGCCGCTGATCGAAAGTTAGTAGCCATTACTTTGCCAACCTCTTGAACACGCGTTCGAGTATCTTATCGGTGCCGCGACGCATAACCGTTTTGAGTGCGCGCGATAGCCACGGGCGGCCGCCTCTCGACGGCGCCTTGAGCTCTAGTATCGCACCATAGTCTAGGTTAGTCCCGACGATACCTACGGGCTTGGTTTTGTTTGTCGGCGGGATCAGTACGACGCTGCGCGCAAGGGTGCCACTGTCCGACATAGGATACTCGCCCATTGCCGAGGCTTGGTGTTGCGCTGCACTCACCGAGCTTTTATACATACGACCGCTTGCAGGGCCTCGTTGGATACCCCGCACCGCCGTGCCGTGTACCTCTGTCGTGATTTCGGTAATGAAGTGCAGCATAGCAGTAGGCCCCGCGCCTTTGAGGCGGGTAAATTGCCCTACAAATTGCTCGCCGCCTTGCACCGTCGTTTGCATTAGCTCGCCTTATTCTCGGTTGCCGATAGCTCTAAATAGCGCCGCTCGTCGTCCACGTCTACCACGCTCTCGACGCCGTACTCGCGGCCGTTGTGTATGATCCGATCGCGCGCCGAGTAATAGGGTGCGCCGTTTGCGTCGCCTCTAAAGCGGATCGTAAAGCGGTATCGGTTCGTCGGCGTCACCCGATCAGCCTGCCAACGCTCGGCCCCACCCGCGGCCCGTACCATAGCAAAGACGCCGCCCGCAGGATCGGCGGCCCAAGCATCCGTAAAACCGCCCTCGCCGTCAGAGGCGGGCGTGTTACGCTCGATTGTAACTTTGGAGCGGAGCATGCCCGCCGATATGTCGCACTTGCTCATACGATACTCTCCTCGGGCGTGATCTGGCGGTTTCTGACGCCCTCGTTAAAGAGCACAATATCCAGCCCGATAGATACGGCCGCCGTACCCTGTGTTACGCGGGTATAGGACAGAATGTCGGTGAACTCGGGAAAAGGCCCGATCGGTACACGAAACGCAATGTCAACTGTTCCAGCGATCCCGATATACTCCTCGATCGTGCGCCGAGGTGAGTAAGGCGGCGTCGCGTTTGTTAAGTTCTGGCGCTGCATTAAAAGTAGATCGGCGGGCTTGTTGGCGTCGATACTGAATATGAGGTCCGTGATGTAGGCGGTAAAGCCCTTGGGCACTGTGTAGCACCCGATCGAGCTCTGCCCCTTGGCGATCACTGACCCAAATTCGATCGTAGCCCAATCCTCGGTGCCCGCTGCGTTCTCAATCACAATGTCGGCCGCGTGGCTCTCGGTGCCTACTTGGTTAGCATAGGTGCCCGAGGCCCCCACAAAGCAACGAAATAAGCGGATAAACGAGCGCGCACTCTGCGCTCCTGCAGCACCCGCGACGCCTGTAGGGATCGTCTCGGTGATAAACTCACCGAGGGCGTTAATACCCTGTAAGACGACCGATCGCGCGCCTGCACCCGTTGGCGCGTCTGCAGTGTTGCCCCCTGCCTTGACACGCAAGGGCGTCGCCGAGGCGGGTTGTGGCTGTCTGTAAACGCCTAGTGTCGTGATTGCCTCATAGGTAGTGCCCACGGCCTCGTTGAGGCCGAACTTATTGACCTTTGCGCCCCCGTTTACGATACGTCTCGAAAGACTGAGATAGTCGGGATACGCCATGTCTCAAACCCCTATTTCGCGGTAGCGATTAAGTATATTCTTTGCGCCGGAGGCCGTGTAGGCGTCCTCGACGGTGCACCCGTCGCCGCGGTGCTCGTAGGCGTAAGCGGCCCATTGCTTGATTGCGCGTTTGATCGGCGAGGGCACCGAGACAGCCGCGTCGCCGTAGCCTGCGGAGTAGGTAATCTCGATCGCGTTATTGGCGCGCATGGCGGTAGGCCACGTCGCACCTCGTTTTATCGTCATACGGCCGCGTAGGCTTTGTGTGTCGATATCGAACACGTTGGCGATCGTGACGGCCGTAGCCGTGCCTGCCTCGTCGTATACGTTCACGGTATCGACTGTCTGCAGAGGGTAGCGGGGCAGTACGACCGAGGTATAGTTCTGTCGGTTGCCGCCGTAGATGAGGTCGATATGCCCCTCTCGCTCGCCGTCCCACCATTCCTCGCGCCCGTGGGGCCACCTGTCGAGGGTGAGCTTCCAAACCTGTGTGATCAGGGCGAGGCCCGTAGCGTCCTCGGCCTCCTGCGTTACCTCTTGGATTAGGTCGCTAAGATAGATCAGCTCGTCGGCCGAGGTTGCCGTTAGGCGTAGGTGTGTTTGCAATTCCGTTACCGTAATCGGCAGAACGTCGGGCAATGTCTGCAGGCGGTTCCCTCGGTAGGAGTGTATTTTGCGGGTAGATCGGAGTGCCATTTATAGCCCTTTCTCTATGTGCAACGCATCATAGGCCACATTGGGATAGGATTGCTCTGTCGGCAAGCCTACGTCCCGCACCCACTCAAGAGCATAAACACCGTAGTTTGCGGTCTGCACGGCCGTAAATTGATATGTTACGACCCCGTTTACGGCGTCTGATATGGTCGCGGCGTCGTCTACCAAGAGCGGCGCGCGGTCCCTGCTACTTGCTTTTAGTGTAACGCTAGACGCCGCCGTAAGATCGACCGCCGTACCGCTCGGGTCGAGTAGCGTTGTCTGAATTATCGGGGCCCTGTCGCCCTGTTTGATATAAAATACCGACACTAGCCTGTCCCCGTTCTCGTGTTATCTAGGCCCCTAGAGGCGTTGAGCGTCGTAACCGCCTCGCCCGAGGTGCGCGTTAACTCCCCTGTTTGTGAGGCGTTTTGCGTCAATCCAATGGCGGCCGTGGCCTGTCTACTTGCGGCTATAGTAGTGCTTGAGCTCTCGCCTTGCAACGCTTTTGCGATTGTGTCGGCTGTTCCCGTGCCCTCGCCTATGATCGCTCCGATCGTGACCGCGCCCGATCCCGTTACTGTCTTGTTGTCGGCTCCTGCGCCTGTGCCTGTGATCGCTCCGATCGTGACCGCGCCCGATCCCGTTACTTCTCGCGTGCCCGTGCCTGCGCCTGTGGCGGCTCCGATCGTGGCCGCGCCTGTGCCCGTAATCGTCGTTACTTTTGTGCCCGTGCCTGCGCCTGTGACGGCTCCGATCGTGACCGCGCCTGTGCCCGTTACTTCTCGCGTGCCCGTGCCTGCGCCTGTGGCGGCTCCGATCGTGGCCGCGCCTGTGCCCGTGATTGGCTCCGCAAGAGAACCCGCACCCGTGCCCGTGATCGCTCCGATCGTGCCTGCGCCCGTACCTGCTATCTCTCCCGATCGAGCGCCTACGCCCGTGCCCGTGATCGCTCCGATCGTGCCTGCGCCTGTGCCCGTGATCGTCGTTATTGCCGCGCCCGTGCCTACGCCTGTCACGGCTCCGATAGTGCCGTCGCCTGTGCCTGTAATCGTACGGGTGCCTGCGCCTGCACCTGTCACGGCTCCGATAGTGCCGTCGCCTGTGCCTGTAATCGTACGGGTGCCTGTGCCTGCCCCTGTCACGGCTCCGATCGTGGCCGCGCCGTCCCCCGTAATCG